TCCGCCGTCTCCGACAGGATCACGCGATCAGCTGCGCTGGCGAGCCAGTACGCTGCACTTGCTGCCAGCTCGTTCGCGTGCGCCCATACGGGCTTTGTCGACGCGGCGATCTTGGACGCGAGATCCTTTACGCCCGATACCTCGCCGCCCGGCGAATTGACATCAAGCATGATCCCGCGCACGTCCGGATCGGCGAGCGCGCCGGCGAACTTTGCTTCGATACCGTCGTAGCCCTGCATGCCTGAAACAGGATTAAGGGCGTCATTCTTGTGCACCAGCGTGCCGTCGATCGGAATGACAGCGATACCGTTCTGCACGTCATAGGCGCGATAGCCATGCGTAGCATCGAATGCGACAAGCGACCCTGCCATCGCAGCGCGATCGAACGCCTCGCCAGTCGGCAACACCAGAGAGCCGATATTCAATCGCGGCGAAAGCGCGGCGAAAAAAAACCGGGCGTAGCCCGGTTCGAGTAACAGCGGCCGATTAAGCGCGCGCGCCGCAATGTGCGGATAGATTTTCATTCGTTCTCAACCTGAAGCATGGCGAGTGTCGTAGGGTCGGCCTGGCCCGCATACGCATCCGTGAGCGGAATTCCGAGATCAACCATGTGCTTGCGCTCACGCGCCCGCTGCTCGAGCTGGTCTTCCCAGTTGTCGCCGTTGTCGGCGCAAATGTCCGCAAGTGTGGACTCGCCCGTGACAAGTTTTGTCTCGTTGGCCTTGGCACTTTTCAGTTCATCGATCACCATCTTGCCGGCGCCGATCCAGTCGGCTTTGGTGAGCGCAGCGCGGTTTTGCCAGTAGTCGATGCCCTCTGGCGGCACAATGCGACCGCGCGTCACCGCTTCGTCGAGCCACGCACGCATCATGAGTGTTGCCAGCCGGTTCACAAAGCCGGCGCGCTTACCCGTAACGTATTTCCACGCCACGTCGATCGATGCGCGCGCGCTGCTGTAGGTGACTCGCGAGAAATCGCCCGAGAACTCCTCATAGCTCGTGTTAAGCCCTCTTGCGCAATGCCGGTGCATCCATGCATGGAACGCGTCGCTGTTGGCATTGGGATGAGTCGGCGAAGGAAATTCCAGCGACTCACCAGGAAAGAGATGCGGAATGATCGAGCCATCAAATCTGATCTTATTTTCCCCGTGGAACGCACCCGCCGCAGTCATATACGCTGCGAGCTGATCGCTAAACCCACCTATCGCCTCCTGCGCCGCGCGCGGGCCAAACTCAGATTTGATCACCATCGCGTACGTCGTACCGATGATCCACGCCTCCAGCTCCAGATCTTCGACCCGGTCCATCATCTTCATTTTCTGGATAATGGACGCGAACTGCGAAAATCCGCGCGTCTGGTTGGGCCGCTCCGGCTCGAACACGTGAATGATGTTCAGGTCGCCGAACCGGTTGTATTTCAGGTAACGGTCCCACTGCCAGAGGCCTGTCGTGCTGATGATGTCCTGCGGGTGACGTGTTCGGATCCAGTACGCGGCCGCCGCGCCCCAGCGGTCTAATTCCACCCCGCCGCGTAGAGTGTCCGTATCCATACGCGCGTTGGCGTTGCTCATGCGCTCAGGCTCAATGGTCTTGAAGCAGGTCGAGTAACCAGCAGAACTCGGACGCCATTCGCGCGACAGGATGGCTTCGCCCTGTAGCATCTCCGTGCCAACGCACTCGCGCAGGATTTGCGAGAACGTGCGCCGTCGCGTGGCGTCCATCAAACATTCCGGATCTTCTGCGTACAACATGAACTCGCGCTCGACCGTCGTCGCCCACTCATCGGCGACCTCAAAGTCAATTCCCAACACCTTATGATCAGGCTTCAACTGCAGCCGATATGCTGCACCGACAATGCGGTCCTTTTGCGACTGCAATGCACCGCGTGCATATCCGTTGTTTCGCGCAAGGTCGTGCGCTCGGCCCTCGACCGTGCCCTTTTCAGGCAGCATGTCGCGGTCCGCGCTCCTGAGCGACGGGCGCCAGTTCGCAAGCTCGCGGCTGGCGACCTGCCCGGACTTCCAGGCAGCGGCGTTCACCGCGGGGTGCTGACCATCGCTTCGAATCGGTAAGCCGCGGTGGTCAAGAATCTGAATGTCCCCCATCTTCAGCGCGCCCGACCACGACGCAACGGAAACTCACCGGCCCAGCCGTGATCGACGAACGCCGGTTGCATCGGTGCACGGCTCGCCGGATAACCTAGCACCGCCAGGCTCTCTTCGCACGGGCATCGCTGGTTCAGATTGCGGATCAGCGACAACAGCGCCGCAGCATCGCGTCGACCATATTGTGTTTCACTATTGATCGACTTCACAGCGACAACTTCGCGTGCGCCGCTCATCAACGTCAAATATGCCTTGATCGCGGAAGCAAGCATTTCGCTACAGGTCGGCAATACTGCGGTCGTCGTGTCAGTCATGAATTCAGGCTCCTGCCGAGCTTTGCGAAGATCGAGAAATCGTCTTCCTTTTCCGACGCTTGCTGCGTCAGAGGGCGCGCCCAGTGTGGTGGGTCCGCCCAGTTGAGAAATTCGCCTTTCAGCATAATGAAGGCCGCGAGGTTGTAGACCATCAGATCGAATGCCTCATTGCCCTGCTGCTTTGAGCGTCGTCTCCAGCCTTGCGGTGTACGCACTTCGGCTGTGAGTTCCTTGTAGAACCAGCTGCCCAGCCAGTCGGGAAAATGGATATAGCCCGGCCCGGATTCCTCGCGCGTCAGCGACCGGTCGATTTCGTCTTTCAACTGATCGACATTCAAAACCCACAATGGCACGCCCAATCGTTTCGACTCGGTCGTCGAGCGTGCGCAACGCGGTGCGTTCTTCGTTGACCCACCTTTCACGAGACGCACGCGGGCACTCCTGCCTAGCTTGTGCAGCCGGCGCCAGTATGCATAGGCGTTTTCTGATGCATCATCGGCGCCCCCCGAGTCGATAGCAACCAACTTGACTTCAAGCGTCGCGCCGCCCTCGGTCCTGTACTCTCGCTCGATCACCTTGTCGAGCGCACTCCAGTCCTCGGCGTGCGTAAAAGGCTGGATCTTCATCGGCTTGCTGTCTTCGCCAAGGCGGTCCGATTCGGTCACATTGAACCGGTCAACCACCCAACGTTCACCATGCGGTCCCCAGCCGATGACCTGCACCACGAAGCGGTTTTTCTGCTGGTCGATCGCCATGGTCAGGAAGCGTGTATCGCCCCAGATCCGCCGCTTCTCGATGCCCTTCGCAGCGCGTGCCTGAAACTCGTCAGGATCGGCCGCCACCGTCGTCTGGGGCACTGCGTACGGCACGCCCCAGTCAACGTTCAGCGTCGCCTTCAGCGTCTCCGCATTGCCCGTCGTATCCTCGTCGCGCTTCGCCTTGAGGTAGTTCGAGACCAGGCTCGACCACGACTGAAAAGCAGCTGCAACGCCGAACATCCAGAATGAAGCAATGCGCGACTTGCGCGGGCTTCCGGTTCGCCAGCCTTCGGCAAACCACAAACCGCCACGATTCATGCTGTGCTTGTGGCTCTCGTCAATCACGACACCACACTCCGGACAGATTACGTGTGCGGTTGCGCCGGCGAGTTCTGGATCCTCAATGGTCGAGTCCCAGTGCAGGACACTGCGCGGATGCTCGGGCCAGCTGAACGCTTCAAACCGCTCCGCGCAATGCGGGCATTTCCAGTACCACCGCCGCCGGTCGCCATCGTTATACAGCGCGAGCACTCCCTCCGTTGGCGGAGCTTCGTGCTCCGTCTTCGGCTTCCATTCGGGGTCGAGGATTTCGAAGCCCGGGGAACTCTCCACCAGCGACATGCCACCGGACATAAACGACGTCGTGCGCTTGCGCGCCAACGTGAACGCGCCGCCCTCGCCGCCCACGTCTGACGGATACCCGTCGTAGTCGGTCAACGCCATGCGCGGGACGTTCTTACCCCGGAACTTGCCCGGCGCCGGCCAGCCCAGCCGCAACCGGTTACCTGCACGGAAGCGCTTGTCGAACACGTTGTCGTCGTTGCCATACGGCGAAAGCCGCGAGCGCATTTCCGGGCTGGCATAAATCATCCGGTCGACCCGGTCGCGGCTGAATGTGCGCACATCGTCCTGCGTGACGTGCACCACCATCATGTCGGCCGGGCTGTCCACCACCGTATAGACGAGCCATCCCTCCACGAGCGCCTGCGTTTTTCCGCTCTGTGCGACGCCGACAAACACCACGGCATCAAGGTCACGCCGATTCAGGCAGTCCATTGCTTCGACCACGTACGGAGTGATCGATGGATCCCATGGACCCTCATAGCCCCCCGGCGTACTAATCCGCAGGTTTGCTATTGCGCTTTCGCTTACCTTGTCCCGCTTTGGCGGGAGCAGAATTTCCAGCGTCTCCGCTGCTTCCGGCCGCCCGGACGACAGGCTGTTTATCGGGTAAGACGATAGATAAGGCATTCTTGTATAGGTCTGCACGGACGCTCGTCACCTTCCGCACCAGTTCGGCTACCTGATCGGGCGAGAGGCCCGCAGACCGCTCGAGCACATCCGGCAGAGTGTCCAGAAAAGTCGCGAAATACTTCGCGAGATCCGCCATCTGTTCCACGTGCTGCGCCACCGGCATCAATTCGCCTTCGAGCTTCGCCAACTCCAGGTCATTGATGCGAGTTCGACTGCGCAGGTTGTCGATCTGCGCCTGTTTGAACGGATCGTCCTCTTCGAATTTCTCTGCAGCCTGCTGGTCGAGCGTGCGGCGCCAGAGATTAACCAGACTCCGACCGGCGAGATAGCGGCCGTAACCCACCTTGACGGTGACGCCCTCGGTAGCGAGCCGCGCGATCTGCTCGGCCGACGCAATCGGCCCAAACTGCGTGAGCCAGTGTGCGGATACCTCAAAGTCCGGTTCCGCAGCTTTTGGTTTCCGCGCCATGGTCCCTGATTAGTGGAATGGTCCAGTCAAACTTCGAGGCCTGTCGGCGCGCCGCCCCGCCACCATTCGCGCAAGTGCGAAATCGCTGCAAGCCGCGCACAGTAAAGCTGCGCACGATTGTTGCAAATCCCGTAAAAGCGGAAAGTTTGACTTTGACTGACCCCATTTCTGGGCCGAAAATTACTTAAAGACCGCGCGTCGCAGCATTCCC